GAGACTAAAGCAAAAGTTGCCAAAGCTGAAGCTGAGGCGCAGATTATGTTGTCTCGTGCAACCAGTGAGGCAGACTGGGAAAAGATTATGGCACAAGGTTCGCAGTCTTCGTGGAAAGACGAATGGCTAACAATCTTGTTTAGTATCCCACTAGTACTTGTATTTACAGGTGACTGGGGTAGAGAAATAGTTGCGAATGGTTTTACCGCATTGGAAACCATGCCGCAGTGGTATCAATACACACTTGGAGTAATCGTAGCTGCAAGCTTTGGCGTAAGGTCAGCTACTAAGTTTTTTGGAAAGTAAACATGGCATTTAAATTATCAAGTAGATCGCTGGGTAAACTAGAAGGTGTACACCCAGATATGGTAAATACAGTTAAACGTGCTATTGAACTTACGAAGGTAGACTTCGGAGTTACATATGGCGTAAGAACTTTGGAAGAGCAGGAGAAGCTGTACAAGGCTGGACGTTCTCAAACTATGAAATCTAAACACCTTATTCAGGACTCAGGATATTCTCATGCAGTAGACCTAGTAGCTTACGATGGACCTAACGTAGTATGGGAATTGAATGTCTATGATGATATATGCGATGCGATGGCAGAAGCTGCCAAAGAGGTTGGCGCTGCAATTAAGTGGGGTGCAGCGTGGAGCGAAGGAGATATTCGCTCGTATGAAGGTACTGCAGAGGATGCGATGAATGCATACGTAGATCTTCGTCGTAGCCAAGGCCGTAGGCCGTTTATTGACGGACCACACTTCGAATTGATTTGACGGTGTAAATATTTTCTGATATAATATATTTGCAATAAAGTTGGGGTAAATAGAGAACCGTCCTTGTTCCCCTAACAGATTAGGACACAAAATGGCAACAACTAAGGACGTGGAGAACTTAAGCAACGGTAGAAAAAAATATCGTGGCGAAACCTTTCCAGGATATAATAAACCTAAGAAAACCCCAGGCGAGAATAAGAAGTCTGCGGTGTTGGCTAAAAAAGGCGACCAGGTAAAGATTGTCCGTTTTGGTGATCCTAAGATGTCTATTAAAAAAGATCAACCAGCAAGACGTAAAAGTTTTCGTGCAAGACACAATTGCGATACGGCAACTGACAAATTTACAGCAAGGTATTGGTCGTGTAAGGCTTGGTGATGTGGTTGGCGATAGTACTAGCTTGTACTAATCCCTCTGCATTATCTTGTGTAGTCTACGCAAAAGAAGACGAAATTTTTATAACTAAACAAGAATGTGAAGTAGAAACAAAAGCGATGGCAGCTCGTATGAATCAACTAGGTGCTTTAGCAAGACCCTCCTGCATTAAAGTAGGAACAAGTATATAGGATTAAAATTATGAAGACTTTAGTATTCGCATCTGCGTTAGCAGTTGCAGCAACATCAGTATCGGCTATGGACTTAGGTAATGGCCTGTCAATCGGATCAGAAGTAGACATGAGCTACGTAACTGGTGCAGATACATGGGCATTGGAAGCAACACCCTATGCAGCTATCTCACAATATGGCGTTACTCTTAAAGCAGAAACAACTGTAGACGTGTTGAAGATTAATGAAGATGACGTATTCAAAGGTGTAGACCTTACGGCAGAATACGTTTGGAATAACATGACTACTTACACAGAAGTATCTTCGGATGCAGACTTTGAGTTTGGTGACATCACTGTTGGTGCGAAGATCAAGTTTTAATTAGGAGTTCCTAATGCCTAAGAAGAAGAGTACAGTAAATGCTGCTGGGAATTACACCAAACCAACTATGCGTAAGAACTTGGTCGCAAAAGTTAAGGCAGGTGGAAAAGGTGGCAAGCCTGGACAATGGTCAGCGAGAAAAGCGCAGATGGTTGCCAAACAGTACAAAGCAAAAGGGGGAGGCTACAAGTAATGAAGGCTCCTCAAAAGTCCCTAAAGAAATGGGGAAAACAAAAGTGGCGTACTAAAAGTGGCAAGCCGTCTACTCAAGGTCCAAATGCTACTGGTGAACGTTACCTTCCTTCTAAGGCTATTAAGTCTCTTAGCAGCAGTGAGTATGCCGCTACAACCAGAGCTAAACGAAAAGGCACGAAGGCAGGTAAGCAGCATGTGGCTCAACCTAAACAAGTTGCAAAAAAGACGAAATCTTTTAGAGCCGCTAAGGGTGGACTTGCACGAGGTAAAAAGTGAGTCACAGTCTTGGTCTACTAGATCACATGCCTTTACCAAGTATGCCGTTTAATACGCATGTTAATACTGTATTTGAATCTGCAGATAAAGACAGGTCAAATAAAAATAACGTAGAAGAAAAAAGAGAGCCTACAAGGATTACTCCCGATACTCCTGTAGAAGACTTAAAACTCGTAAATCAAAAATACGCATACCACCCAGATCCTAACAAGCTTAGGATGCCAGACGGTCAGATAGTGGATTTTGTCGTAGCATAATAAGAGGTAGTTAATGCCCTATTTAACAAGTAGCATTCCGCATTTCAAAGCGTGGGTTCGTAGAGAATACACAAAAAACTTAGAAGAGTATCATGGAGAGTTCCTACATTGTATGGTCATTGGCGTCACTACTATGCCAAACAGGACTCTCAGCTTTCAAGTTATTTTTACAGGCTGCGAGTCTGACTTTGATGATGGTCCCAATATACATGGCGGTGCGATGTGGGCTAGATTACCTCTTGTAGCTTTGGTGGCAGATACCCCCCTAGAAGATTGGCCAGAAGAGTTACCACCGTATTTAGCACAACCTTGGGATTGTATGTCGCACCACCACAGTGTTTACAAACTAGAACGTGCAAGCCCAGCGCCTTGGATTGCAAAGGTAGATGGAGAGTTTTACCCAGCTAAGTATTACTTTACTGTAGATTATACAGACAGTGAAGTTGCAGACGACCCAGCACAACACAAACAGTCTCACGTACTGGAGTTGCTAGACGCTGGAGAATACACAGGTAACATTGTTGCATTACCCAATAACAGAGTGAGGGTAACTCACCCAGCTTGGTTTGAAACAGGAGAAGGTGCTCCAGACTTTAAACCAAACCAGCATATGTACAATTCAAAAGAAGATGTAGACTACGTGTGGAATACACAAAGAGTTTTCAATAATTTATACAGTGAGGAAGAACAATGAAAATGAAAAAGAAAGGTTATGCTAAAGGCGGCATGATGAAAAAAGGTTACGCCAAAGGTGGATTAAAACCAGCTCCAAACAAAGGTGCTGCATCATTACCTAAAGATGTTCGTAATAAAATGGGCTTTATGAATAAAGGTGGTATGGCTAAGAAAAAAGGTTACGCTAAAGGTGGTGCTATGATGAAGAAGAAAGCATACGCTAAAGGTGGTAAGGTAGCTATGTACAATCAAGGTGGAATGGTTAGATCTACTGGTACAATGAATACTGGCGTAAAAACTGCTAAGAACACGTATAAGTAAGGGATAATACAATGGCTGTATCATTACGAACATACCTAAACAATAAACTAAAAGAAAAGGGTATGACTGCTACCCAAGCTAAAAAGAATGCTGGTAAATATAAAAGCATTGCTGCAGCTAAAAAAGCTGGGTCACTTTATTATACCAATAAAGATGGTAAAGTAATGGCAGCTGTTTATGCAGAAGATCTTAAGAAAGCACCAACTACTTCACCTAGACCAAAAGCTCGCCCAAAGAAAACACCTGGCAAAGCTCAGGGTCCAACTCGTCGTGGTGTAATGACACTTGACGAAAAGATAGAAGTAGATAGAGCAAACAAAAAACCTATGAGTACTACAGAGCTGAACAGAATGGTTAAAAAAGCTATCGACGCAGCTCCAGCTAAAGTAGCACCTAAAAATAAAAGTCAGTCATCTAGATTTAATGCTTGGTTTAAAAACAATCAAAGCAAGTATGAAAGAAAAAATGGTGGCTTTAATATGGGGCAAGCAATTAAAGACTTTTCCCAAACACAACTTTATAAAAAGTAACAATACACAGGAGACACACACATGAGTAATCCATATCAAATCCGTACTGACATTTTATCTATGGCAAAAGAAATGATGGATAAAAGTTATGATACACAAATGCAACTAGCTTACAGCATTATGGAACAGTATAAAGATAATGCAGAACAAGCGTTAGAGGCTTGGCAACGTTATGTACCAAAGATGTACACACCAGATGAAGTAAAAGCTCAGGCAGAAAAACTGTACGAGTTTGTTACAGAAAAAGGCGAAAAGTAAATGGTAGACATAGCATACAAAACAGTTTCAGAAAGTGTTACTGTTTCCTCTACTTCTGCAGGTGCAAGCGCTGATGTTTTGTATACTTGTCCAGCTAACCATGATGCAGTAATTGAATATCTTGCTGCATCTAATGGTGGTACATCTAGTCAAAAAATTACTATTGAGTTTTATCACAATGATGATACCACCTATCACCAACTAGCTAAAGCTCATTCTGTAGCTGGTAATGATAGTTATCATTTAATTACATCTAATCGTTTCTATCTTCATGCAAGTGATAAGATTGTTTGTTCAAAAGATGGTGGTACTTTTGATGTTACTATCTCAGTAAGGGAGTTCTATAATCCAAATAGGACATAACGGGGTTGCAATATTAACAATAGTATGTTATAACTAAATATATATAACTACTCCTGCACAAACAAAAAGGAGTAGTGCAATGAAAAGATGGTTAAAAGCTTTAGGTAAAGCTGTTCAAGAAAATCAACAAAGACGTGCAGATTACAGAATACTGCAGATGTTAAGTGATAAAGAACTGAACGACCTTGGTATTGGAAGGTCACAGATAAAAGAAAAAGTATATGGCGAGAAACCTCACTGAAAAGCAACAAGCATTTTTAGATGCATTGTTTAACGAAGCCGAAGGCAACCCTGTCGCTGCATTAAAGATGGCAGGGTATGCTGACGGTACATCTACGACTGTTGTTATGGCTCCTCTTAAAGAAGAGATAGCTGAACGCACTCGTGATTTTATATCAACTCGTGGGCCTCAAGCTGTTTGGTCTATGATGCAAGTAATGAGATCCCCTACCGACTTGGGCAATAAAGAGAAGATGGCAGCAGCTAAGGACTTCCTTGACAGAGCTGGCTTTGTAAAAACAGAAAAAGTCGAAGTTAAAGCAGACAGTCCTTTGTTTATTTTGCCTCCGAAAGCAGATGAAAACTAAGACTTGGAAATTACCTAAACCTCAAAAAGAAGATGGTGAATGGGAGTGGGAACCGATAGTAAGAATCGGAAGGTTTGTGCCATTTGGTTATAGACAAGACCCCGATGATTGTGATATACTACAACCAATTCCAGAAGAGCTAGAGCTTTTTGAACAGGCTAAAAAACATTTAAAGCAGTATAGCTATAGAGAAGTAGCTGCTTGGTTAAGTGAAACTTCTGGTAGATACCTTTCCCACGTAGGTTTATATAAGAGAGTTAAACTTGAGCACAAGCGTAAGAAAGAAGCTTCAGTCCAACGTTTCTATGCCGAAAGGTACAAAGAGGCAGCAGAAAAGGCGGAAAAGCTCGAAGCCCAAAGACTCGGTGCAAGAAGTAGAGTTGACACCAGCAACTCCGAAGCCCGAGCCAGTTGAAGTAGAGCAGGTACAAAGAGAAATAATCTTTGAACCTAACCCTGGTCCACAGACAGATTTCCTAGCATCAACAGAACAGGAGGTCTTATACGGAGGATCTGCAGGTGGCGGTAAGTCATACGCAATGATTGCCGATCCTGTTAGATACCTGAACAATCCAAATGCTCGAATGTTGCTTGTACGTAGAAGCACTGAAGAGCTTAGAGAGCTTATCTCTGTTTCTAAACAGTTATATCCCAAAGCAATTCCTGGTATCAAGTTTATGGAACGAGATAAAACTTGGGTAGCCCCTAGTGGAGCTACACTCTGGATGTCTTACCTTGATCGTGATGATGATGTCATGCGCTATCAAGGACAAGCATTTAACTGGATTGGTTTTGACGAATTAACGCAATGGCCTACACCCTATCCTTGGAACTATATGAGGTCACGTCTTCGTACAACCAAAGCTAGTGGGCTACCCTTGTATATGAGGGCAACAAGTAACCCAGGTGGTCCTGGCCACCAATGGGTAAAGAAAACATTTATAGATCCTAGTATACCTAATGAAGATTTTTGGGCGACAGACACAGACAGCGGTGAAATCATTTCTTGGCCGAAAGGACATTCGAGAGAGGGTGAGCCACTATTTAAACGTAGGT